TCAGCCAGACCCTTATACCATTGAGGATATTAAGAAGAAGGCGGCGGAACTCTATGAGTTTGTAGAGAAGCAATAAAAATAAAATTGGGGAGGTATTACCTCCCCTCAAAAGGAAAAATGTCAGATTATCGGGGCGGATATAAGAATATACCAGCAAGGTTTGTTCAACGTGGTTTTCATCGAACAAAATATGAAAACACATTAAGAGAAGATGATTTAAAAGAACGACAAGCTGGTATTGATAGAGGCGAACCAAATGCCATTAATCCTAGGTATTCGGGAGAAGATACGAGTTTAGGAGGAAAAGATTTTATTTATTTTTATCCTGAACCCATGGATATGGGCAGAGTAAAAGTTACACATGTAAATAATGATTGGGTTTTCGAATGGGAAGACAGGAGATATTAATATGGCAACATCAAAAAAGGTAACGGAGTCAGAAGTGTCGGCCGTTGAAAAAAGAAAAGTAAAAAATTATTGGGCAAGAATTACTCTATCGTGGGGTATTGTTGGAACATTTTTAGTTTTGATCTATTTGTTATTCTTTACACAAGCTACTACAGATAATCATATGCAACTAATCAACATTTTGGTTGGAGCATATGTAGCAGTCTTGGCAAAGAGTACTGATTACTGGTTTAAGGATAAAGACGATCCAGAACACAAGGAAACAGATCAACTAAATGGTAATGGTAATAATTAATAATAATCATTAATGGGAACAAGACTTAATAACTCCATTATGTTTGCAGAAAATATTGAAAAATTAGTAAATTTTACTAAAATGACTTATATAGACGCTGTTTTACATTATTGTGAGGAACATAAATTAGAGCCAGAAATGGCTGGTAAAATGATCAATGGAAAATTAAAACAGAATATTCAAGAAGAAGCTGAAGATTTACATTTAATAGCTACTTCTGCAAAATTACCAATATGAAAGGAGGTACTTGACAAATGAAATAAATATGTTATAATAAGATATAATGATTAAGTGAAATAAATCGCAATACAAATAATACAACGCAATACGAAATATACGAAAGGAAACATATGTCGTTCGCAGATATGAAGAAAAAACGTGGAGATAAACTCCAATCCCTCCTAAAAGAAACCGCAAAACTCAATGCACCAGCACGAGGTCAAGGTGATGATGATCGATTCTGGCGTCCAGAATTGGACAAGTCAGGCAACGGAATGGCCGTTGTTCGATTTCTTCCTGCACCAGATGGAGAAGACCTTCCCTGGTCACGTTCATGGAATCATGGATTTCAAGGACCCGGTGGATGGTACATTGAAAACTCTCTCACCACTCTTGGTCAGAAAGACCCAGTAAGTGAGTATAATTCTCAACTCTGGAATTCAGGAATTGAGGCAAATAAAAATATAGCACGTAAACAGAAACGTAGGCTCACCTATGTCTCTAATGTTTATGTTCTCAAAGATCCATCAAATCCTCAGAACGAAAATCAAGTTCGCCTGTACAAGTATGGGAAGAAAATCTGGGATAAACTTAATGATAAGATGAATCCTGAATTTGAAGATGAAACTCCAGTCAATCCTTTTGATCTATGGGAAGGCGCGAATTTTAAGATAAAGATTCGTAAAGTTGATGGGTTTTCAAATTATGATAAGAGTGAATTCGAAAATCCAGCTCCTCTTGATGAAGATGAGAATAAGATGGAGACAGTTTGGAAAACAGAACATTCATTGGATGCCTTTACTGATCCAAAGAACTTTAAGACTTATACAGAGTTGAAAGAGAAATTGGATAGAGTACTTGGTTTGTCAACAGGTGATACTACCGAAACCTCAACCGGTCCGGAAGCTCCAAGGAATCCTTCAGTCCCTTTTGATGGAGGATCACCTTATATTCCAAAAGAAGCTGTTTCTCCTACACCTACTCTTGCTACAGCAGCGGGAGAGGAAACTGAAGAAGAGATGAGTTATTTTAAACAACTTGCAGAAGATTAAGCTGGAAGTATATTAGGTGGATTAGGTCGGATACTTTGAGGCACCATCATCATGCCGGATGTCGATTTGTTGATAGTGGTCGCAGGAGCATTTACAACTGATACGTTTCCTCCACTTGAAGCTTCTGCTCTTACAAGAGTTCCTTCTAAATATAAACTTGAAAGCATTTGGGCTGCTTGCATAAAAAGACTTGCAGCCTGATTGTCTAAAACTAGTTCTGGTGAAGTTGGACTTCCATGAAGTTTAGCTATTCCAGTTCCTTTGACTAATCCACCTTCTGCAAATCCCGGTATACCAGATAATTCTTCTTGTAATTTTTTTATTTCAGCCTCACGCGAAAAACCCATCATGGTCCTAGTGTCACCGGCTTTCAGTGCTACTTGATGCTCTTTAATTTTTGACTGTATTTCTTTTCCCTTTTGCTGCTTTTCTTCAGGTGTATCTTCCCAAGGCATAGATATCGATGAGAATATTTGTTGAACCTTTGCAATCATATCTTTAAATAACTGAACTATTTTATCTGGTATAGATTTAAATAATTCCATAATCTTGTCACCCAATCCAATCTTTTCTCCACCGGCACCCTCAAAGGTTAGTAGGTTCTTGAAGTAGTCTTTAATTTTTTGCCATGCTTCACCTATAAATTTTGTGAACGACCATCCACCTTCTTCTGTAGCACCTGCGTCTTTACCCCAAGATAATAATCCTGTAAACCAATCTTTTACAGCCTTCCATTTTCCCATGACCCATTCTTTGAGGGAAAAGTTTTCGGTTGATTCTGCAGCATCATCCCATCCAAACAATTTCATTAACCATACAAGTGGTTTTTTATACATGTTAACGATAAAATCTCCTATTGATAGCATCCCACCAAACAGTGCGCTAAAATATTGTGATAGCGCCGCAACTGGATCGCTGAATAAGAGATTGAACCATTCATAGATGTCATCTAAAAATTCATTGAACATATCGGAGAAAGAAAAACTATCAAGTAATTTTTCAACATCTCCAAATCCTAAGAATCCTGCAATCCAAGAAACACCATCTTTGATCAGATCCAGCATTCCAAAAATCAGACCATCAAGAATACCACCAAAGAAACCAATGATTGCATTGAAGAATGTTGCCATCATTCCTTTACTCTTACCAACTGCATCTTTTGCTTCAAAGAAACCTTCTACAAGACTAATAATGATTTGAAGGGGATAAAATAATCTAGCAAAAAAAGTTCTAAATATTTTAAAGAATTTTCCAAAAGTGGAGAAAAATTTACTAATCGGCCCTCCACCTCCACCAAAAAGTTTTGTTATTGGAGAGAAAAATTTTGATATTTTTGTTCCAAAAGTTGTTAGCATTGTTTTTAATTTAATGAATGCATTTGAAATCGCTTTGAATACTTTGCTTTCTGTAAAGAATGCTTTTATAGCGGTAATAAATTGACTAATTTTTCCACCTTTACCAAAAATGCTCTTCAGGGTGGCAGTAACATTTGGAAACATACTAGCAAGTTTCCCTCTAAGAATGTTTCCAAAAAATTTGAAGATATCTTTCCACATACTTAGAAAACCTGTTACTAATCCAGCACTTGCTCCTATAAGTGCACCAGATATTGCGCCAACGACAGCTGCACCCAGACCAACTAAACCTAATCCACCCCAAGCAAATTTCATAGCCAACATATCGGCTAATGTATCAAACATTCCTGAATCTTCTTTTTGCCAATTCAGAACATTAACATCAGTCACACCCAGTTTATCTTTTCGTGCCCTTGCGGCCTCTTTTCTAGATTCTGTTTCTGCTGCTGCAGCTGATTCTGTTGCTTCTAATGATGCTCTACTTTGTGCAACCAAAGTTTCTGTTAGATTTTGGACATTACCAAGACCTACTTCTGTGGTACCATTCAGTTTAGAAAGTTTATCACTAACTTCACTTAGTTTTTTGTCTTGTGCTGTTTCCGCCATTTATTATTTACCTTGTTTCATTTTTCTATTTTGCTCATTAATTCTTGCGTTTTCTTCTTTTAACCATTGTTGTAATAATAACACATATACTTGTCTGTCAAAAGGGGTCATATTTTCAATATCATAAAGACTCCACTTGTGATGCTGAATCATGGCGAAGTTTGTTTGAAAATGATTCGCCAAGGAGTCATGACTCAGCGCTATCCGAAAAAAGAATCAATCCCCTGAAGTGTTACTGTCGTAGATTTTCCACATTTAGTACATGTCCATGGAACATCTTTACTCAGTCTAGGCATATCTTCAAAAAAACTTCTAATTCTACCAAATTGTTCTGAATTAAGTGATTCGATAAAATCATTTAATTCCGTTTTAGTGGTATCTCTTGACTTATATATCTCTTCACCTTCCCAAATATATTCAATAGATTCAGTAATTAATTTAAATATTTCATCAGCAGTTGGGTCTGTACCTGAAGTAATAAATTTTTGCATGTTATCAAGTTCAGGATATTTTAATTTTATACCAATATCTTTTGTAATGTTTATCTTACCATTACTTACTTTGGAAGTATCTACTTCTATATCAGCAACATTAAGGTCTACTGTACAGAGTTGTTCACAATTTTCTTCTTCACATTCTATTGAATCTGGTTTTTTAAGTCTAATTGATATTTGATCCCCAACAGACTTTCCTCTAAGTTGTAAAAAGAAATATTCAATATCAAATGGTGCAAGGGTTTTAAGATTAACTTTACTTTCTGAACATGCATTCAAAACATCTTTTATTGCTTTGGTTATATGTGCACCTCCTTGTTCAGCTGCCATCATTAACACCTTTTCTTCTTTTACAAGAAAAGGTCTGTATTTAATTTTTTGTCCCGTAGAAGGGATTGTCAATTCATAAGTAGGCGTTGCTACTTTTGGTAAAGACATAATATTCTCCTATAATTCATAATTAATAATTAAAGATGAGGATTACCCCGTCCATAGTTCTGCTCGTAGGTCTTGTTAGGATCCACTCTTGTGGATCCGCCGCTTGAGCTTGATCCGGGTCCGTCACTTCTCGTCCAATATTTATATTGTAGTTGAACATCAAAAGCTGCACCATTAACCTCATCTTGTTCCCAGTCGAGTTCTGATTCTCCTATAGAAAGTGGCCAAGCTTCTATGAGCTGGCAATAATAATTTTCATAAGAGGGTACCGGTTGCTTCGCGTGATCTGAATAATGATATATTTTTATGTCTCCAACCATATCATCATAATATGCCATATTCCTTGATTTTGCTGGTTGAATATGATCTAACCAATCTTCCCAAAATTTACGTGGAGAAAAATCATTAGTATTAAAAAAACTTAAAGTCACAGGTTCAAATGTAACACCGTATGGCTTCATAACTTCTATACCATAAATCCTATCTTCTGTTGTCTGTTGAGCCATTGCTGGAATTTCTGCGCTTCTACAAAGGAAAGACCAAACCTCAGCCCGATTTCCGGTGACTAGTTTTGTGGGAGGAGTAATTGAAACAGAAAATCTACTATTTTTAGCAAGTCCACCAAGATTATCTGCTTTATTTAAAAAGCTATCTGGATTAAAGGGTCCGGCATCTGGCATAATTTTATCCTTCTTTATGATGTTATGTATTTGGATTTACTATCCATCCAAACCATTGTTTTATTCATTTTTTTAAATCGTTCTACAGGTAAAAACAGAGCCGTTCCCCATTCATCAGCATTAACAGGAACCATTGCCGATCTCATATGCATATCTAAATATCTGTGAATACATGGTTTTGCTCTTTTAAGTCTTGTAAAATTTCCTAAGCTTCTATATGTCATACGTAATCTAGTTGTTTCATCTAATTTGTCATTATTAGCAAACACCTGAAGCTGATCTAATAATATAGCTCTATCTTTAGGATATAGATAATGAAAATTGATACCTAAAAATCCATCAGAATATCTTTCAATGGGAATCACCAAAGGAAAAGTATCATAAAACGGAAGTGTTTCTTTATGTTTTGGATCATACTTGAAAAAATACATACTACCTCTTTTCCAAGCTACAGTTTTATTACTCCTTGATAATAGTTTCCCCGGGGATCTATATTCACTTAAGGTAGTTCTTACTACCGTTTCTTTAACAAGTTTTCTGAACCAACCGGCTGCGGTTTTTGTTCTTAATGCAACAAGACCGGCACGAATAGTTTGTGCTAAGAGAGCTAATAAAGGTAATGCCATATTTTTCTTTTATTATTGTTTTAGATACTGGAACTATTTAGTAATTGTTAAAGTATCCTCAGTCATGATTTGCCATTTCCAACCCTTTTGTTCACAAAATTCTGCCGCGGCTTTCCATTTTGCTTCATTGATTCCCCAAACCCTTACTTCCTTTAAAAATCTTCTTCTATGTTTTAAAGTTTCTTTGAGTTGTTTAGGTGGTTTAGTCTGTTTCTTAGGTTTGATTTCAATTAGAGTTTCATTTTTAGAGGTTTTAACCCAAAAATCAGGATAATATCGATGCCATTTATTATCAATAGGAGATTTATACGGAATAATAACTTCTTCACTTGACCATAGCAAGACTTTAGGTTGACGATCCAGGTATTTCATGAATTTTAACTCCCAACCAGATCGATAAATAATTTTAGTATAATCACCCTTATATTTTTTATAATTTTGTGGGCGAAACTTTCCTTTGTATGCCATATAAATATATAGATGTTTAAAAATAACAGTTATAATTAAGGAAAAAATGCCAAAAAACGCGGATACACATACTTGGCCGACCGATCTAGGAAATGATGATTTGAAACATTGGATTTCATTTCGATCTTTTAAATTTGGTAATAAGTCTGAACCGAATTTAGATGTTGCGTTGTATATACCTCCCGATGCATTGAGTACAGCTTATAAATCAGACTATGAAACAGCTGAGATGGGAATGGCAACATCAGATTTTTTGAATAGATCAGCTGTAAGTGGAGGGACAACGATGGATGAGATAAAGGCTGCCGGAAAAGCGATGTGGAACAAAGCGACTTCAGCTGAAGAAATTGCTCGCGGTGTGATCAGTACGATTTCTGGAGGTGCTGCGGATGCTGCTTTGGGTAGAGCTACAGGTAGAGTATTAAATCCTTTTATAGTTTCTGCATATAAAGGCCCAACAGCTATGCGTGATCATTCATTTACTTTTAAAATGTTCCCAAAAAATGAAATTGATTCAAAAAAAATAACGAGAATCAGCCGAGCGTTTAAAAAGGCAATGCTACCTAGTCATGAGGGAGGAGTGAGTGAAAATACACCTATGGGAATGTTTGGTTATCCTGATGAATTTGTAATAGAATTTTATATTAATGGATCAAAATTACCAGAAGGTGAAGAGAGTCCTCTTTTTCAAATAGGAAGATCGGTATTAACAGACATTGCATTAGATTATACTACACAAGATACTGTATTGTTTTTTGAAGATACACAAAATCCTGTAAGTATAGAAATGAAATTATCCTTTACGGAAATAAACGTATTGTATAGAGAACTAGTTAGCGGAAAACAAGGAAATTATTAAAAATGTCAGAATTTTTTTCACATTACCCAAAAATTTCTTATAATGTTTCAGGAGTACGCGAGCCCACAAAATTGAAAATCGCGGTTGATATTATGAATAGGACAAAAATTAAAGATGTTCTTTTGGATGATATAGTTCAATTTCAACCATATTCCATACCAGAAAATGAAAGACCGGATGTAACGGCCGAAAAAATTTATGGTGATGTAAAATTTACTTGGTTAATTTTTATTATGAATGAAATGCATAACCCTATTTGGGATTGGCCTTTAGGAACAAGAGAATTTATTTCTTATTTAGAAGCTAAATATGGTTCTGTTCCATTTGCCCAACAAGAAATACACCATTATGAACGTACTCTCAGACATAGAGTTGAACAAAAGGGTCCAAATGATCCTATACCAGAATACAAGATAACGTGTGATTTTGACACTTATACTTCCTTGCCGGATACTGACAGAGGGATTGTATATTATTATGAGTTTGAAAATAAATTAAATGAAGCTAAACGGGATATTAAGCTAATTAAAAAACAATTTGCGTCTATGATATTCACGGAACATGTAAATAAATTATTATAAAAGATTAATTCATGGTCACAAGAAATCCACATACAGATGATGATACGCCTCCAGGTTTCGGGGATAGGATATTACCCCGCCGGAAGTCTCCTGGCCCCTTTGCCTACATGCAGAACGAACCTGCTAGAGCAAAACAAAAAGATATTAAAAAGCCCACTCCGCAAAATATGCCCCGATTTCCTGGGGAGTATGAAATTTATGAATGTAACCTCTATTCCCCACATAAAAAAGGTGGAGGATATATTGATTTAAGATTGACTTTTTCTGAAATAAGCATTTATGAAAGTCTATTTTCTTCTAGTCTTACCATGCAAATAAAAATTTTAGATGGTACAGGATTAGCAGAATTTTTGCCAATTATAGGAGAAGAAACTTTAACATTAAAAATTAAAACGGCGAATATGCCAAATTTAGAAGAAATAAATGTTGGAGAGCCCTCAGGTCCGCCAGGGAGTGAAGTTGAAAGACCAGGACCCTTTAAAGGTTCTACAAATAGTGGATTGTTAGATTTAACTTTTAGTATATTCAAAATGACTGATAGAGCTGAAACAAGTGCACAAAAAGGAATTACTGAATATACATTACATGGAGTTTCAAAGGAATACATTACTAGTTTAAAAACTAAGGTACAGAGAACTACTGTGAATACTCGTACAAAAGAACCACAAAAAATATCTACTGTAGTTCGGCAGCTATATCGTGAATTTTTTAGATGGAGTACTAAAAAAATATTTATTGAGCCTACAAAAAATTTAACAAATATGATTATTCCTAATTTAACACCATTTAAAGCTTTTGATTTTTTAGCCTCTAGATCAGTATCTGCGGGACAACATGCCGTTGGAGCAACTTTTTTATTTTATGAAACTGTTACAGGGTTTTTCTTTATTTCTATAGAAACTCTTTTTGCTGGAGGGGGAATGGGATATATGAAACCTGCAGATGATCCACCAGGAACTAGTCCACAGGAAGGACAATATTCTTTTGGAACTCAGAGAGCTAAAGAAACTTATACTATGTGGCCTAAACGTTTACAACAACCACCAGATACAAAAGTAACATCCGCAGAACGAACTGCTATGGAAATGGTTTCTGTGGATAATTATGAATTTACTTCTAATTTTGATGTGTTAGAAAATTTAACAAAAGGAATGTATGCAAATAAATTATTAACTCATGATTTAGTTAGAATGAAATATGATACTACTGACTTTAATTATATTGATAGATCCATACAAAGGAAAGAAAAAATTATTCGTAGTGATGGTTCAGAAGAAGAAAAAGAGAGAATTATAAGTGCAGCAGATAAGAAAAATTTTGCGGATGGATTTGCTCACCTAGACAAAGGGCCGTTGTGTACTGATTATCAACATGCATTAGGATCTAGTGACGCGCATGTAAGTTTTTATCCTACAAATTTTGGACATAGTGAAATACCACATTTTAAAAATGGTATTGGAGTAAAAACTGTTAAGGAGGGTGACATTATGGGACCTTTAAATATTATTCCTAATAGAGTAGAACAATGGATGCAACAGAGAATAGTTCAAACTCAACAGCTTAATAATGTTAAAGTATTCATTAGATCACCAGGTAGATCAAATAGAATGGTGGGAGATGTGATAGATTTTAAGATACCGGCTGTAATGGATGTAGTACAAAGAGGTAAGGAAAAACCTAAACCCAATGAACACAAATACTTAAGTGGAAAATATTTAGTTACTAAATTGCGTCATCATTTTACTCCAGAAAAATATACGCTTGAATTTGAGTGTATAAAAGATTCTTTTAAGTCTGACCTTATAACAGGTTCCGAAGAAACTCAGGCGGAGAAATCTGGTCAAATATCGTTGAGCCAATCGAATCAAGCAGGAGCACAATAAAATGTCTTATTTTATGGGGAAAGAGGGATTCATTTGGTGGCAAGGAGTTGTCGAAGACCGCCACGATCCTCTTTATCTTGGAAGATGTAAAGTTAGAATTTTAGGTTGGAATACAGAAGAAAAGGTACATCAACCTACAGATACATTACCTTGGGCATATCCTGTTTCACCTATTACTTCTGCTAGTCAAACGGGCGTGGGAACAACCCCATTGGGTCCTGTAGAAGGAACATGGGTATTAGGATTTTATAGAGACGGAGAAAGTGCACAGGAGCCAATGTTTTTTGGAACATTTGGGGGTATTCCTGAAAAAGATGCTAAGGGTGAAAACTTACAGAAAGGTTTTTTTGATCCAAGATTACCAGATGGTGATCATTCTCTACAAGCAGGACATCCTGATTTTCCTGATGAAATTGGACCTCGTCAATTAAATTATAATATGGAGAGTAAAATTTCAGGACAAGCAGTTCCTAGGGAGCCTGCTACAATTGTACATAATTCTACTCCAGATCCTACGCAACATCCACAAGATTTAAAAATATCAGATAAGGTTTTACTTAAACAAGGAGCAAAAGCTACAACTCATGAGGCACATGTAAAGGGTGAATATTCTAATTTTTCTGTAACACAATTAATATCTTCTCCATCGGCCCAAAGTCCAGCATTTACTGTTAAAGTAGTAGAAAGTCCTGTCAGGTCTACCTTTCCAGATACAGGTTTAGCTCCGTTAGATAGGAATATTTCAGATTCGTTAATTTCGACTACAAGAAATTTAAATTACCTTAAAGAACCTACTACGAATAGATTAGCTCGGGGAATGCGAGGAAATTCTATTTATACTGACCCAATGATTACTGGTATTGTACATGAAAAAGCAATCAATCGAGAACAAGGACAAGTAAACATTGCATGTGCTACAGGCCGTACTTGGTCAGAACCTTTCCCTCCTTGGGCAGCATTATATCCTTATAATCATGTCCATCAAACAGAAAGTGGACATATTATAGAAATGGATGATACTCCGGGACATGAGAGACTACATTGGTATCATCGTACAGGAACCTTTACAGAAATTCATCAAGTAGGAATTAAAGTAGATAAAATAGTTAATAATTATTATAATATTATTTTAGGAGGACGTTATACACATATTGAATTAGGAGACTGTGAAACGATTGATGGTAAACAAGAAGTTTATGTTAAAGGTAATAAAAGTGACAAAATAGGAAGTTCTTATTTGATTGCAATGGGAAAGGGAAGTTATTCTCTTCAAAATCCGGGAAATGATGTTATTGTGAATAGTGGTAATACGAAAATACATGCATCAAATAAAATTAATTTAACTTCATCACATTTTTATCGTCATGCAAAACACGCACATTCAACTACAGTAGGAGAACAAACAGATAAGGTGGGTGGAAAATGGACAATGCGGACAGGATCTCTCAGTTTTAATACTCAAGGTTCTGCGAGTCATCAAACAGGTGCAGGATTTTCTGTTAATGCTACAGATTCCATATTTCAAACTGTTCAAGGAGTAATGCCAGCCGCGACAGCCGGTTATTCGCATAAAACAACTGCATTTGCAGGTAAAATAGGAATAGAATCTACAGATGGTTTACTTACTGGTGGAATTGAAATGCATTTAGGTCCCTTGGGAACCTTAGCAAGTTTTTCAATGAAACCTTTGGGGGATGTAAAACTAGACGCATTAAATGAAATTGTATTTGTGGCAGGTTTAGGAAGTCTCAAGGGTACTTCATTACTAGGAGATGTTGCATTTGATAGTTTGTTATCATCATCTAAATTAACACAGACAGGAGCAGTCGAAATGCAGGGTCTATTGGGAGAAGTGAGTATAAGTACTGCTGGTAAAGTAAAAGTCAAAGGATTAATAATTACTATGAAAGAGTTTATGGATGAGATAATAGATATTGTAACAGAGCATATACATCCTAGTGGATCAGGGCCAACGGGGCCGCCAATGCCACCGGCATCGGTAAAATTAAATTTATTAAAATCTTTAAAAGTAGGACAGAGTTTCGAATAATGGCAATGGTACCAAGTTTAATGAAAACAGAATTAGGAATGGCTTTTATGCAGCAGCCTGCAATACCTTTAACGCCAGGACAAAATATAACAAAAGCGTTTAAAAATTATTTGTCTTTGTCGCAGAATGCAGGAGGACAGATGTTTGCTACTGTTCTACCCGAGCCATTTGGACTGAATATCGGTCAAATTTTTCAAGGACAATTACCTGTAGGTGTTAGTATAGGTCAAGCAATAGGAACACAATTAACTTCTATGGCAATGACATATATGAGTACATTTCAGATTGGGCCGCCGGTTACTGCGCCAACTCATATACCTGCGTTAATGAAGTTGTTTTCGGAGCAACCAGCTTCAGGAATGGAATTCGGCCAAAACCTTGGAGGTGTTTTAGCAGATTGGGTAAAAACTTGGGTAGTAAGTGGATTGCTTCCCGGCACACCACCCGTTCCTTTTGCGGGACCTTTATCATAGAGAGAAATTATGGCAGGAGCAATACAAAAAGAAATTAATGATATTGTAACAGAAATAGAATCTTCACCAAATAATCATTTACTTGCACGTGAAGGTATTTTAGATTCTATTACTTTGACAAGAGAATTTGCGCAAACCATGCTGAATGCTGTTTGTGAACAATTTACTTCTAGTACTTATTCCATTTTTCTTCAATTGGAAGATAGTACTGATACTCTACTTCTAGATGATACAAATTTAGTTACTCCTAATACATCCACCATGGGTGAGGTATTAATGGAAGCATCTATCACAAATGCAAGTTATTCTCTCGCTACAATATGTGAAAGACTTGCACGACAAAGATCAATATGTTATGGGGCAAGAGATATACAAACTGCTTTTAAGAAATTCATTTTTCCAACATATGAGGTTGTAAATGGTGCCTTAGGACTTACTGAACCAAATACATCTTTTATGGGACTTGCAGCATCTCAGATTTTAGATGAGTATCAAATCACACTAAGTTCTACTCCTGGCACGACACAAACAGAAGGAGGTAATGTTTTTAGCACTTATGTTGGAGATTATTATCTTGTAAGGTCAAGAGTAGATGGAGAATTAGTGGATGTTACTGTAAATATTAGTCCATATACAACACCTGATGCTGAGATAGTTTTTGGTAATACTATAACTTGGGGAGGTGATGTCTCAGGAGAATTGGCGGCTAATACTTGGAATTATAATTGGGCAAAAGCGAATATTGCTTCAGTAAATATAATTAATTCAGGAGCATATAATGAATTAACTACTCTGACATTAGCCGATCATTTAACTACAGGAAGTGATGGTACTTATACTCCTGTGGGACCTTCATTTGGAGGAACACATTATTTAAAACGACACGAGGACTCTGTAAATACGTTTACTATCACGGGTACTGCTACAGCTAATACGCAAGAAATTACTGAGGTTTCAGATGAAGACATGGCAAAAGTAAAACATGGAGATGTAATAACTTCATCAAATCTTCCAGTAGGATATTATGGACCGACAAAGATACTTTCAGCGAAAGTAGCAGAAAATAAAATTAGAATTAATGATTTAGTTTATGATATAGGTACGGTAACGCAAGAAATGAATACAGTAACCTTAACAGGAGGAACCTTTCCGTTAACAACAGGAATTGATGGTGCTGTCATTACTTTTGAGGGGGGTGGAGGTACGATAGTTAGCCGACCGAGTGGTATTAAATTAGAACTTTCAACTTCTTCAAATGTTTGGACAGGACAAGCATATTCTATAACGTATGGCGGAAAATCAGAATCAAATGGTGTAATAACTTATACAATTAATAGTGTTCCTTTCAGTCATGCAAAAGATGATATTTTTTGCCAAGTTAAAGTAACCGCAGAAGGAATAGTTAAAAATGATAATTGGAAACCGATTGGTGATGGTGTAGGAGGTTATAGTGGAACAGATGAGGGTCCTGATGATACGTTAACTGCTAATACTTCTCAATTTATTGGGCTTTTAGGATTTTATGATCCTAATAACGGTTCTGCAAATGCAACTAATGATTTGACAAAAGCTGCAAGAGATGATTATTCGTCTTTGGGTAAAGAATATAATGAGATATATTATCCCTATGTGGAATTAAATCCGTTTATCCCTGCTATAGGACCTACTGCCGGAACGTATAAAGTAGAGAATGGTGAACTTACAGGAACACAACCTCCGTCATTGGGAAGACAAGATGCTTATTCAGGAAGATATATTCGTTGGGATAATAAGCGAGCGGATGCAAGTGGTGCATTACCAGAACATAGATATTATACCGATAGTGCTGAAAAATTTTATTATGAATTACCTGCTAACGCGGGATATACTTCTGGAAGTAGTTCTGTTGCAAATTGGCCAATGCCAGCTCAAGGAGAACCCCCTCATTCTATTGATAAATCGGGATTATCGGGTGCTGTTACTAGAGTACAATCAACAACAGTTTCTTGTGATGGAGTATCAATTGGAGTTGGGGCAGCTGGAGCTGTACCAGTAGATGATGATACTACTACTCCTAGTTTAAGTGGAACAACCTGGCCATATAATGACTCACCCTCTGCGGGACAGACTATCGGACATTATTATACAAAGGGTGCAAATAATTACATTTATGATAATCATTATAGAATTAATACCGTAACTGTAAATAGTGGATCTAATACTTGGGTGGCTACTACTCGTACAGATGTATCAGCATTTGTGTGTCGATATAATTTTGCACAAAAACACATATATGAGTCGGGAGGTAATGCAAATACTACAATGAATGCCGATGTACAGTTTATACGTGATACAGTAGGTGACTTACAATCAATTGTTTCTTTCCGTGATCCTATAATTTCGGGAGCTGAAGCAGGAGGTAGTGGAATATCTGATGCAGATTTTGATACTTATTTGGCTACAGAACCGTACGCAGATTTGGCATTGTTATCCACATCATTAACAAATTTCCGTAATGCTCTTGCCGCTCAAGGCAGAACAGGCCCGAATAATGGAAATTCTGGAAAGGGAACAGCAATTACTTATTCCAATTCTGACTGGAGTGTTTTTCATACTGAGGTAGGAACATTCGGTAGTAATTGTGGAAAAAGAGTAGCAGAAATAGATGCACGTATTGGTGTTCCAACCCGTGCAGGAACAAGAGCACAAGGACAAGGAGTGCCACCCGCAATTTATGTATCTGGAATTCCTTCATCGAACACGACTGGAGGTCAAGTCCCTTATGGTAAATCCCTTTATAATAATGTTAATCATTTATTGGGGAAAGATATTGATTTATTAGGAAAATTGATTGGAGATGTTCAATCATTGAGCTCATTAATTGATTTAGTGAAAAAGGCAAGAAATAAATTTGAAATTTATAATGGCAGAGATAAGGAGTATAGTGATGTCTAAAAAAGCACCTGAATGGAAAAAAGCGAACCCTGAACGAACGGATGTTAAAGAGTTATTAAATAAGACGAAAAAGTTTGCAGAAATGTATTTAAAAGTTCTTGAAGAACGAAGAGGTCATTGGAAAACATTTTTAGAAAAAGAAAGAAAGAAGGAAGAAGAAAATGGCAACTCCTGAATGGAAAAAATGGACAATTGCGGATGCCGGTACAGTTAAAGATATAGCTGACACTGCAAAAGAATTAGCTGAGCAAATTAAAACTACTTCAACATTGGCAACAACTGCTATGGGGATAGTAAAAATCATTGCTGAATTACAATCTGCTAATATATTTTTGAAAGCATTGGAGGCAATCGCGGATGAATTAATTAAATCAATTCAAGATATGAAAGATGCTGGATATTATTATCTTTATGTTGATCCTTATTCACCTATAAAAAATGTAGAACCTGTTACTGAAAAATCTTATGGCTTTGAACAATTGAGAGATGATTCAGGACGACCATTATATTGGAATACTAATGCACCAGATCCAGAAGCTACAACAACTCATAGTGTTCCTGCTCCGATGCAACATGTTTTTGAACCAAAATTAGCAATGCCACGAAAATTGGTAGCTGGAGGATGGAGTCCTTATACTAATTCAACAGTTGATCCATTTTCTTTAATGTCTCCGTTTCCCAAATATAGTGCAGAACAAGTATTAAAAACTATGGCGGAAGCATTTAGTGATCCAGGGGATGTTCCAAAATATGAGCGTATACAATTGGAAGGACCCCCAGCTGTTAATCCAACAAAAGGTGATATAGTATTTAATGAACAAGGTGACCCTGTGGCGGGCTATGATCCTGAAATAGTGTATGGAGAACAATTATATAATATGGGATCAAAGAACAGAAGTGGATCTGATCATACAAATGAAGATTTAAAAAATGGAATGTGGAAATCATCACGAATAAAAATTAATGCAAAAATAAAATCAGGTAAACCAAATATACAAGGTAATACGGAATTTGGAGCAGGTTCTTCTGCCATAGTAATGCTTATAGCTGCCCCTTCATATGAGATATTTATAGAAAGTTTTAATGCATTTTCTAAGCTTTTTAGTGATATACCAGAATTTATGGAAGCTTCTTTAGATAAGCTTATGGATACTTATAAAGAATTTACAGACCCTCCTCTTCAAACAATAAACTTAACTATGTGTGATTCACAGTATGGATTATTTGCTGTGGGAGATGTTATAAGAGGAGTTAATTATGGAGGATTAGGTACTATATCAGAAATACTTTCCACCGAAGCAACTTCAATAGTTTCTACTGCTTTATATACAATAACAGATGATATTGGAATAACAAGAAGAACATTACAAGAAAAAGATGGAAACTCGACCGGCCGTTATCAGGATATGGTAATAACAATAAAGCCAATTGCTACTAAAGAGGCTAATGCGGTAGAAACTTTTACTCCACAAGATAGTGTTCGAGAACAAGAAATAAAAGGTTATTGGGGTGTGGCTCCAGAAAAATATCCAAATTATATGACAAAAGGCGCGGCAACCTTTCAGTTCAAGGGGGTTTCAGCTACACAATTTGAAGAAACTAGCCCGATGTCAAAAAGAAAGGGTATCAGTAAAAGAATTTATCCAAAATATGGCACAGTATCTATGCAAAAATTAACTGTACCAGTTGAGTCTATATCTCCAGATTTCAATACTATTGCGTCTTACCAAGTTATTCCAATGTGGAATGAATTTTTTGAGATGTTAGAAAATTTTGTAGTATCTGTAAAAGGATATATTGCTACATCTTCTGCATTTATTCAAGATATGATTGACACACTTAATGAACTTATAGAATTTTTAGAAGAGATGATAGAAACTATTACAAAATTTTTAGCATTCTTTGAAGTAGATTTATCTGGTGCAGGAATATATGCTCTTCACATAGAAGACCAACAAGAAGGAAATGCCGGGTTAGCATCAGGAATAACTAGTGCATCCGGCCTTCCTAAGAATTTAGGTTATGCCGCTGGTATTGTATTTGTTGGAGTTGAAGTAGGAGGCTTTAATGCTCTTGACAAATTTATGGCACCAATATTAATGGCGTGATAATAACTAAATAATATAGAGGGAAATATGGCCACAACACACGGAAAACAATACGTAGATTTTGATATGGACATGGGAAGTCATCCTGCGCATGGAGATTTAGAACAAGTTAAAAAAAATAATGTTATTAGTCGGTCAATTAATAATATAATGAAAACAAGTCCGTATGAAAGATTATTTCAACCTGATATACAAGGAGGAATATCTAATCTTTTATTTGAAAATTTTGGACCTTTAACAGATGCTAGATTGGCTGCCGCAGTGCAACATGCTATCGAAACGTATGAGCCTAGAGCGATTGTAAAAAAAATAAATGTTATTCGTTTAGAAGAAGACAATGCTTATCAAATCTATATAGAATATACACCAGACAATAGTTCAGAAACAGCATCAACTGAAGTCTACTTGGAAAGGACATAGGACGACATGGCCAGCACAGAAGGAAAGCTTAATGTATCAGAATTAGATTTTACACAAATTAAAGAAAATCTAATAGGGTTTTTACAGAACCAAAACGAATTTGTCGGTTATAATTTTAGAGGATCATCCTTTGATGTTCTTCTAGATGTACTCGCATATAATACACATTATAATGCATATTATGCCAACATGGTAGCAAATGAAATGTTTTTAGATTCTGCTACACTTAGAAATTCGGTAGTTGCTAAAGCAAAACATTTAGGATATTTGCCACGTTCAGCAAAAGGATCAAAAGCGGTCGTAGACCTTACGATTACTCCAATGGATACTCCTGCGGTTATAACTATTCCGAGATTTACACAATTTCAAGGAGATGTGGACGGTATTAATTATATTTGGTGTACCGCTGAAGCACATGCTCTTAATATTAATGCTAATCTTATCTATACCGTATCTAATGTTGAATTAACTCAAGGAATACCTATTTCATATAGATACACAGCAGAAACTGCTGATGTTGACCAAAGATATCTTCTTCCAAATGCAAATATCGATACAGATACGTTAACGGTAACTGTACAAACTTCTAAAACAGAATCGGCATCTTTTGCGTATGATTTAGCAAATGATATTACTACTGTTAACTCTACTTCCAGGCATTATTTTTTAGATGAAGCGGATGAGGGATTATATGAAGTACAATTTGGAGATGGAATATTAGGAAAAGAAGTATCAAATGGAAATATTATTACATTAGCAGGATTAGTAACAGATGCTACTTCTACTAATGGATGTAAAACCTTTTCTACTGTAGCTGATGTTGGTGGTTATTCAAATGTTCAAATAGTTACTGTTGACGCAGCTGGCGGTGGTGCAGCTTCAGCTGATATACAAGAGATTAAATTCAATGCTCCCAAAAGTTTTGATGCACAAAATAGATGTGTTACAGTTTATGATTATATAAGTTTAATTAAAAGGGATTATCCTGCCGCACAATCTGTAGTAGCTTGGGGAGGAGAAGATAGTGATCCACCCATTTATGGAAAAGTATATGTTGCAATTAAACCAAGACAAGGAAATGTTTTATCTTCAGCAGCAAAAGCTCGTATTGAAAAGGCAATATTATCTAAACGAAATGTTGTTGGTGTAACTTCTGTAGTTGTTGATCCAGATTATATGTATTTAGGAGTTGATACTACGGCAAAATATGATTCTTCTTTAACATCAAATAGTGAAGCATCACTTAAAGCTACTATAACATCTACAATTAAATCTTTTAGTACTGTAAATTTAAAAGATTTTGATAAGGCATTTCGATATTCAAATTTAGTTAGACAAATAGACCAATCAGAAATTTCTATTGCAAGTAATCAAACTGCCATAACATTAAAAAGATATCTTTATCCTGCAATAGGACTCACTGCTGCATATACTTTAAAATTTTCTAATGAAATATATCATCCTTCTAATACTTTCTGGGGATCTATAACAAGTAGTAAATTTACATATCGTGACAACGCAAATACTGTATGGGAAGATTGTAGATTTCAAGATGAAAATGGATATGTTCAAGTATATAGAAAATTTGGACTAGAAAGAATTCTTGTTGCAAATAATGTAGGAACAGTTACTTATTCAGTTGGCCAAATAAACCTTACTGGATTTTTACCGGAAGCTATAGGGACTATCATCACCGGAAATACTGAACCTATGACCATTTCTGTTGTCCCTGCATCATCAGATATTAAACCTGTGCGGGAACAAATTCTATTAATGGAAGATACTGATATTACTGTTAGCATGTTAGATGATTCTCCTTCCGGAACATATGTTTCTGGAGTACATAGCACTGTAGATGGTTCTACCCTCCGTACTGGATATGAGACAAAATAAATGGCGTATAAGAAAAAAATAAAGGAACGACAAGATGTTTCAACATTAGTAGAAACTCTTGTTCCTGAATTTGTAACAGCTGATCATCCGAAGATGAAACTCTTCATTGAGAAGTATTATGAATTTATGGAATCCCATCAGGTTTATTTTGAAGGAATAGCATTTAATGAATATAAACTTGTACAAGAGGGGATAGATGACGCCTCAATAGAGCCAGACTACTGGATTTTTGAAGATGAAATAAATACTGAATTGATGCCTGATGGCGATAAGAATGAACATTTTGATCCGCGTGTTCTAGAGGGTGCAATAGTAAATCATCGTATTCAATTAGAAACAGAACGTGATACTACAAAAGATGATGAATTATCATTTATAATAGGTGAAACTGTTTACGGTAATACTACTGATGCAGAAGCAGTTGTTACTGGTATAAATGGAAGAACTACTGCCTATTTAAAGCCCACCACTAATACTAATTTCATATATGGCGAAGAACTTACAGGAGTAGATTCTCGTGCTTGGACTACCTTTGCAAACGGTGTTTTAGCAGGAGTTTTCCCTGATGGTTCTGTAGAAGGTTTTCGAACAAGAGGCCCAATTGCCGCCACAAAAGAATTAAGTGAATTTGCGGATATTGATAGAACAATAGAAGGGCTCATTGATTCCTCTTGGAAACCAGAATTTTATTCTCATGTTCCAAAACAAGCAGCAACAGATCGGAGAATGCTTCTTAAACAAATGAAAGAAGTGTACCGGTCGAAAGGTGGAGAGGCATCTTACGATTGGTTATTTAGAGCAATCTTTGCATCACAGGAAGTAGATTATTACTATCCTAAAGATGATATGATGAGATTGTCGGACGGTAAATGGACAAAAGATAAAACAGTTAAAATTTTAACAGATACCGCAAATAACATTGGCATATTTGAAGGAAGAGAAATTAGAGGACATTCATCTAATGCAACAGCTATAGTAGAAAAAACTATTACTAAGATGGTTGGCCCGGTTCAAGTTACTGAATTATACTTGTCAAAAATCACTAAGGGTGTAGGTAGAGACGGAACTTTAGGGTACTTTACAAAACATGAAAGAGTTGAAAGTGCACCTAATGCTAATAATGAAGTAGGACTTGGTGACTGTACAGGTATTATTGAAGAAGTAACTATTGAATATGGAGGAAGTAATTATGTAATAGGAGATGTAGTACAATTTATTGGAGGTGGAGGAGCAGATGCAAGAGCAGAGGTTGTTGATACTGTAGATGATATTCTTAAGGGTTTCCGTATAGTTGATTCTGGTGATGGTTATTTTGTGGGTGATCGATTAGATTTTATTGATGGAGGTACGGGAGGAGAAGGTGCCGCCGCTACGGTAGGAACTATTATTCCTACAGGAAAAGCTCAAAAAAATGATAATCCTGTTCAAGGTACTAAAACCGAAACAATTAGTTCAAATAATATTAATAAAGCTTTATTTTCTAATTCTTCTTTTAGATTCACCGCGGGAATTAAAGAAAATTCGGGTGCAGTTTTTGATGTATCGGGA